TTAGGCGGCAGAATCGACGTGCTGCTTGTACAGCATCATGTCGGTGTAGGTGGCATTGTAGTTCATGCGGGCGTTAAATTCGGCTTTCGTACAACCGTCGAAGGGGTTGCCGAGGCTCTTGTTTCTGCCTATCCAGTCGCACAATTCGAGTATGGAGGACTTGTTGGAGGTGAAATAGACGAAGGAGTGGCCGGCGAGAACCGTCAGCACATCGAGATAGTCAGATAGCCGCCAGTACATGGTATAGGTGCCTACCTCGGTTGACAGGTATGGGGGATCGACCAGGAATACCACGCCGGGGACATTTTTGTACTCCTCGAACACCTCCCGGTAGTCCCGGCTTGTAATTTTCAGGCCGGACAAATAGTCGGAGCAAAGGGTGTAGTCGGAATGGCGAATGTTGTTGTAAAGGGTCTCCTTTTGCATCTCCACGGAGTTCAAAACGTATTTCATAGAGAAGAGCAGCGAGGAGGAGAGCGTGATGAAGTCTACATATCCGGTGTCTCGTTCTTCTTGCTGAATGCGCTTGAAAATTCGTTCACGAAGATCGCCTGTAATTGCCTTGTGTCGGGGTACGGCATCACCTACTATTGCACGAATATCGGCGATTAGATGGTTGGTACGTGGTATGTTTTCGAGCCGACGGCGGTAGTTATCGAAGTCGTTGTACACCACGGTGGCGTTGGGCTTGCACCGCTTGGTGATGTGGGAGAGCAGACCGGAGCCACCGAAGAGATCGACGAAGGTGGCATCGTCGGGGAACTGGTCGAGGACTTTCATAAATTCACGTGCGAACATGCGCTTCTGTCCTACGAACGGGAGTGGTGCGGAGAGGTACAGGTTCTTTTTCATCGGTGTTAGTTTGTTGGCTACAAAGGTATTGTGCTACCCTTACCGCACCATGCCGGGAGTGTACCCTTACACTGCACCCAGCATGCAGTCGCTTTTGAAGCGGCGAATGAGGTCATAGACCTTTCGCTCGCATACACCATACTTTTCGGCCATGAGGGCTACGATATAGGAGGTTTTCTCACCATCGGCCAGCAGCCGGGCATAATCGTTGTACAGCTCGATGTAGCGCACGTCGTCGATGCGTACGCCAGCGGCTCGGCAGATGGTCAGTAGTTCCCGATTCAATTTCAACAGTTCAATTACTTTCATTTCCACAAAAAATAGTACATTTGCATATCTCACTTACATACACATACAAAAACAGCCACAAGTGTAGTCTGGGTATTTGCCCCCGGCTACGCACTTGTGGCGTGTATGTGTTAATATGTAGGTGAGATGACTATTAACAGGCCGGGGGCTTTTCATTTCCCCCCAGCCTTTGTGGGTTGCCTATATGGGAGGGTTCTGCATTTGTATCCTCCCGATTAACATTATTTACTATCCATACGGTGTTTTTTCCCTTATTTTTTTGTACCTTTGAAACGTTTCATGGCGAGAGATATCACCATTGTATTCGGCGGAGAGAGAAATCTCCATGCAATTTAGGGGATAGAGAAATCTACCCCTTTTTATTGTGGTAAATTGCCATAAAAAAAGCGTATAGAATCTGGATTCCGAGCATCTACTACAACTTTAAATGGCGCAATATTTGAAATTCTACTATCCCCTCGATAAACGGCAATACCATATACCACACTACACATACCCAAGATTTGATCTCCTATAAAAATTTCTCTACGTTTTCGACCATTTGAAATTCTAATATAGCTCTCAGAGATATTTATGCGCCCCCTCAATATCTCTTGCGCAGAAAGTTCTATCACGTATTTACAATAATTATCTGTTGCCTGATAAACTACTGTCTTTGAGAATGGGAGATCTATGTATGGCCGTTTCTCTTCAGAAATACCATAAATACTTGTAATAGAGGTTTTTATCCACCCTTTCTTATTGATATAATATCTATCTGTGTATGACACATTGTGTCCTCTGCTTGTTATATATCTCAATAAACATAATTTATCGCCATCTTGCAGTTCAAAGCCATGAGTCCTCAATGTCAATTTATCATTGTACTCTGCGACAACGGTTATATTGGCTGATTTGGATTGAATCAAGTCCAATGGAACCAATACTAACGAATCACCCTTAATGGCAGGGAGCGAATTTAATCCATCTAAGTTGGATACAACAACGAGTGATTTCAGGTCTTGGCTCGACGCCTTTATCGCATTCAGGATTTGGTCGAGTTCTTCTTGTGTTAGTGCCATAATTTTATCCTTCTATCAGTTTAACGATTTGAGCAAAACAGCCGGGGGTCAACCCTGAAATAGCTTCTTTAATCAGAACAGCCTCCTCTGCGGTGATGTCTATTTCGCTGTGGGCATTCATGACTCTCATACAGAGATTGTAAGCCTGCATCTTCTTGTCATTGTCAATCTGTGCATTTCCCGTTTGTCGAATGTTCGAACCTCCAAACAGGCATTGAGCCACGATTCTTCCTATACACACAGGCTCACCAGCAATGAGCAGCTGTTGCCCATCAAAATCTCTAAAATTGGTATTGAAGTTTACTTTCATAATTAATATGATGATTCTACTAATATTCCATTAACAAAGACTTCTTTATTGCCATATACATCTGTTTTTGTTTTGGTTATTCCTTTTCGGTATGTATAAGTTGCACCATCTAATGACCAACTAACTCCGATTTCATTGGCAAGTATCTTATTACAATAGATTCCTCCATTAACGTGTACACCGCCGTCAAAATAACCAGCGTATGAGGCACTTAAATTGGGGTAAGATAATTCGCTGGATTTACTTGAAGCATATATTGCCGCGCCTCCTAAATTAGAACCGACGGCCTTGACTCCAAACCTACCCATAGTTGCAGCGTTGAATGACACATCTACAATTCCCTCTGTTGTGTTTTGAGAAACTCCGAGTTTTAGGGCTCTTGAATCGCCTCCGAAATAGTCGTTTGCCTTCCAAAATAACCGTCCCGAATCGATAGAGAAGCCCCCAATCTTACCCGAAGAGGCATATACCGCCCCATATATTTTGGCATTTCTGGTTTCTATGCTTCCATCTTGTAAGATCTTGAAATTTTCGTTGGCCGTTACCAGTCCTTCCAGACTTATATGTGAGGCTTGAATTTTTATGCCTGTGGTGCTGACCCCTATAATTGATTTTAAGTTGCCATCACGATCTATGGCGAATAAAGAGGCTACGTCATTGCGGGTGATGAGTCCAGCCCCCTCAGTCAATGTTCCGTTGTCGTCAAATAGGCCAGAGGCCACCAGGTTCATATCGGCTTTTGTGACGATCTGTGACCCCTCGATGATATTGCCGTTTTGGTCGAAATTGTTTGCGGCAATCTTGACCAACGTATCAGATTGCTCGAACAATGTCTTGTATTTGTATGCCAAGGCTTCGGCACGGTCGGTATTCAATACCAGCATGTACAGGTATATCTCACCGGTAAAAGAAAGTTTGAAATCACCCGTGCCATTCCACAACCCCGAATGATTGAATACCTGGTAACCATCTGTCACACCCAGTTCCCCATTGTAGATGAACTCGTTGAAGTTCTCGAAGCCTGTTTTATCCAAGCCGTCGAACTTGATGGTCAACCGCCCGGCTTTGGCCACGCGATAGAAGAAACTAAGATACACCACATTGGGCTTTTTCTTTCCTTCATCATTTATATCGTTGTAGACTGGAACGATTCGAAAGTTTTCATGCTTCTGAAGTATATAGCAGTCTCGTATGTATAATGTGGTACGCCCGTCATCGGTCTTGATGGTGGCATAATTGGTCTTATCAGATAAAGGTGCACCGTTCGCCCAGATCCACCTGCTGCCAAGCAGGAAGAAGGTAGCTTCATTCTCGGTATCCCATTTGTTCATTCCACTATCGAATGACGGATTAGAGAAATAACTTTTACCTTCCGTGATGTCTTTTCGTAGTCCCCCAATGGCACTCTCTATCTTTCCTTCGGTAATTTCAAATCTTGTCAAAATGTCCTCCCCGGTAGTCAACACGAAGGTGCCTACAAGATACACGTTATCGCCATATAGCCCGTTACCGTGAGGTTGGTTGTCTGCGGGGAAACGGCTGTCGCTGATTCCGTCCAGGTTGCCAAGCCGCACGCGGAGGCAGCCGTTGAAATTCTTGGCACTTACGCCGTCCAACACGTCCACACGCGGCTGCCCATCTTCGGTAGCCGCAATGGATATGAGATTCTGGCGAAGCCGGTTATGTGTGTTACCCATCAACACACATTCATCGCCTTCCTTTGGCTCCACACCGCCGAACTCGCTTACGGGTACAGTGATGCCATTCCCGTCAGAGGCTGAGATTTCCACCCAATACCCCCGCAATGAGGTGCCCGTAAATTCGGCACAACGCATCAGGTCGTACGCTACAAACTCATTGTCCTGCTCGAATGTGATTTTATAGTTGTCACCATTCCTTGTTACAGTCTTTATTTTGCCGCTGGCCGCGCTAACTACAAACTGGCCGCCGATGCTTCGCACTTTCTGCATGAGCAGTTCCAGAGCTACCAGTGTCTGCCGGATAGTCACCTTGTCAATCGTCAGGTTGCTCAGTCCGCTCAGCGCATCTATCCATAGCTGCCAGCCCTCGCCGGTCATACCGTCTACGAACTTCACCGAGCGTAGCAGTTCCCGAATGACAGCGGTCAGCCATTCGGCATTGCCTTTACCATCTACTGCTGCACCGTTTTCCCCAGCCTCATACCTGCCGATCTCGGCGCCTTGCAGGAAGGTGATTTTCTCCTGGGCGGTGTCGGGCCGCAGGCGACTGAGGGACTCTTTCAATACCCGCCGTGCGCTGAACACGTTGTTGTCCGTGGGCAGGGTGTTGTCCCAACTGCGTATGAGGTCGGGAAAAGAGCCCGACGTGGCTTCCCGTACATAATTCTCCACTGCGGTGATGTTGCTGTTGATGGTTGCCATCGTGCCGGTGCTCGTGGCATCGCTGATTTCGATGTCCATCTGCGAGAGGAGGTTCACCTTTCGGGTGATTTTGGTGATGCGACTGCTGCGGAAGCCGGTATCCGGGAAATACTTGTCGCTCTCCAACCTCACCCGGCGCCCCACATAGAGGTCGATGGCGTGATCTTCGATATAGACATGGTCGGTCGGGGCCTTGTAGCGGCTCACATCGATGGCGTTCTCCTCGTTGTACCTGTCGACTGCCTCCTTTAACTCCTGCTCGGCCATCGGGTAATACTCGTCGGGCATGCGGATATTCCAAAGGATATATTCGTCATTTTCCTCGGGGCACAATGCGTCGTTGGGCAGTTGAGTGTCGTCGTCATAAGGCCAGATGGTGATGATTTCAAATTCACGCGTATCGCTATTGAAATTCACCTCAAAATAGTAGGTACCATCGACCTCGTCGCCCAGACCGGCCAGTTTCGATCCCTCCTGGAACGACACACGCTTCACCTGGTTGGCCAGCTCGTAATTGTTGGGGTCGAAATCGAGACTGTCGTCCTTGAAATACCAGATAGTAAAGGGATTGCCCTCCTCATCTTTCGCCTCTTCCTTGCGCACCGAGCTCACGATACCGATGCGCCTGGGATAGATGTCGGCAAAGGCTTCGGCCTCGTAGTGGTGCCACACGCCGTACTTCTCGACATTCACATCGACGTGCTTCACGCCACCAGGCAGTTGCAGGCGGGAGTGTCCATACGTTTCGGGATCAATGTTGCGGCTGCTGCCCACCGGATAGAGCCGGGTGTAGAACTTGGCGTTGTCGGCCATATCGCTGCTCAGCGAGAGCAAGCCCTTGCCGTAGGCCAACGTCACCTCCTCGCCCTGCTCGCAGCGGCAGATGTTGACGGTTTGCCCCTCGACCCACCACTCGGCGCGGTTGCCAGCCTTCTCGGCCACCTCTTTGAGGGCCTCGTCGCAATACTTGCCGAAGTAGTCGATGACGATATTGTCGGTCCCCTCGACCGTGCCCACCTTCCAGTCGGTTGTGCCCATGCCGTTGTTGATGCTCTTGACGATCAGGGCAACGTGGTCACGAGGCGGAGCGGTCAAGGTAAAGACCGGTTCGTCGTCGCCATCCGTGTCGTTGATGACCAGGAATCGCTTTACCAGGCTTTCGATGCCGTAGAGCTTGACGGTATATTTCCACTCGACTGTCGACGTTTGCTCGGGGTGATAACGCTCCATAAGCCAGTACCGCCGCCCCATGAACTCGGCGTAGTCATTTACCTCGAGGGGCACGTGTTCGTAGAGTGTGAACGACAGGCTGAGCACGTTGTCGCCCTGCAACTCCATCTCTTGCGTCGAGTTGTCGTCACAGGGTACCTGTGTTTTCACCACGCCGTCGCTGCCGTAAATCGTTATCATCTCGTATGTTGTTTTAAGGTCGTTTTAATGCTGTTATAAGTTCATTCAAATAACCGGGACAGGCTCCCGGAATGTCACATAAAACCGGCTGGCCTGCTTGCCCACTTTCCAGAGATAAGTGAGCGGATCATAATCGCTCGCCTCCTTGTAGAATGTGCGAAGAGTCATGTCCAGATCGGGGAAATTGATGTCGAGCCAACCACCGTCGCCCTGCTTCAGCATGGCAATGAACGCCCGGTACTGCGACAACCAGGTCTCCCGGGTGTCGGCATAGAGGGCGAAGTAGAGCTTGACGTCGCGCGCCTGGTTCTTCACGTCGAGCACGGCCGAATACTTCTCTCCGTTTTCTTCGCGAATATCCACAGCCACGTGCGACTTGGTTTTTGCCGGTGCCATGATAGCTTTCAGGTTGTTGCGGTCGCCCCGCTTCTTCTCGACCAGGAAAGCACCATACTCTTGCCAAATGTCGACCCCGTTAATAATGACCTTACCTCCCAATATTGCGTCCATATCATTTCATTTTAAGCCCGTCTCTCACGATCTTCTTGATGTCCTCCTTTATCTCGCCCAGGTGCCTGGCACTGGTGCCGGTGTTCTCCTCGATGCGTCGCAAGTGGTCCACGGCTGCGCCCATCTGCTCGCTCACATCGCTCATCTTGTCGTCCATGCTCGACCAGTGCATTTGCCCGGAGACAAATAGACCTTCGAGCTTGGTGCCCTGGTCTTGGCTCATGGCTGTGAAACCGCCCGATTTGCCGCTCTGGCTCGTTCCATTGCTGTCGCCGGTATAGCCCGTGGCGGAAGCGGCAGAATCTCTAATTTCGAGCCCCTGGTTGACCAGATCCTCCCACATCTTATTGAGCCGCTCGATTTCGTCATCGCCCAATATTCCGTCGGACATGGCCTCCCCATAAGCCTTATACCACGCCTCCATATCCGGCTTGAGCAATTCGTCGAGCTTGGTCTTCAACAGGGCGCGCATCAGATACTCGCTCATATCGTTGGAGAAATCTTCCCAGCCCGAAGACATGTCCATAAGCATGTCGATAAAGTTGTCGTACACGCTGTCGAAGGAGACCTGCGTGATACTCTCGTAATAAGCCTGTTCAAGTTCTTTACGCTGCTCGGCGAAGGCGATGTAGTCGTCCATATACTGGGCCGCATCCTTATACCCCTCACTGGCATAGTTTTTGACTTTGGCATACAGGTCGGGCACGTCACGGGCAACTTTCGCCATCTCTTCGCTCGACAGGTCCCAGAAACCGGCGGCCTCGTCTATCGTCCTCCCGACCACATCGCTGATGCGCTGCCAGTCGTAGTCGCTCATGGCCTGGTCGATTCTCTTATTAGAAGATTTTTTACCGCCAATCCCCAAAAAACCATTACTGTATGCGGCAGCACTACGTTGCATTTGTTCCCGTGTATTAGCCTCGGAGGCGTCGAGATTGGCAACTTGCTTTTCATAGAGGTCAGTCGCGTATTGACCTGAGGTATTTTTTATTTCATCGGTTAACGACTCAATGGCACTGATGAGAGCTTCATTGGTAGCGCTCAGATGTTCCATGTCTTCCTCCAGACGAGGATCGCTGTCGCCACTTCCTACCCATGAACTGAAATTTCCCCAAGTCAGCGCATCGAAAATATTTCCGATTCCTTTTAATAGGGAATTGCCAATCGTCACAAAAAGATCTCCTGAAAGGATATCGGATAGGATTCCACTCACGGCATTGAATACAGCATCGAGCAATCCGCCGACGACAACGCTAAGTCCATCTTTGAAAACATCTATAATGCTTACAATCCAGCCGATGATGGGCACATCTTCCAGCGCATCGGCCACTTTGCCGAATGCTTTACCGAGGACTCCACCCATTTTTTCGGCGGAGTTTCCCAAGGTGATAAGACCATCATACGCCCCACTCAGGCTTCCCGATGCGATTTGTTGCAATCCACCCACCACTCCTTCCATAGAGGATTTGAGGGTGGTAGCCGTATCTGTAACCGTCTTTTTTGCATTATCGGTGATAGTCTGCATCGACTCTACGTTTTGGGCTGCTGCGGCTTCGTTCATCTGCGCCGTTTCAAGAGCCTCTTTGGCTACTTCCTTTTCCTCCTGTGTACCGGAGACCATGGCCTCTTCATATTTTTGTTGAGCCTCCAACAATTCTTTGTACGAGTCTGCGTAGGTACTCTGTACCTCTTTTAAGGAGACAAGGCTTTTCTGATATGCAGTGATATCACTCCCTAATTTTTTAAAGTTTACATTCTTTGCCCCGCCCAAAGATTGTTCCATCTGCCTAATGGCATTCATGAACACCTCCTGGCTGTCATGGTCGGCATTACGAAACTCATCAGTTTGCATATATGCCTTTGCCTTTTCCAATTCAGGTTCAATTATATCGTGGAACATACTCCCAAACTCGCCAAATACCACGTTCCAATCTATATTGGCTTTCAGTTCCTGAGATTCTACACGGGCAAGAAGGCTGTCTCGTTCTACCTCAAGACGTTGTTTTTCTCCATTTGAAGAGGCTTTGCTTATCTTGGTCGCATACTCCTCGGCTATGGCCAACTTCTGCTGCTGGTAAGTGCCATATGCCCGAAGGTTTTCTTGCATGGCGCTGAATTCTTCCTGGTATGCTTGGGCCACATTCCGTTGCCGTTTCTCTTCGTTCAACTCATTGGCCCTGTCAATTTCGTTTTGCTGTTCATCGGTCAACCCGGAGGCATTAGTACCGGCGACTCCGGCTTTCTTGTTCAGTTCGGCCAGTTCACGGGACTTTTTCTCAACCTCAGTCTTGCGCTTGTTATACTCATCGTCTATTTGACGCAATTTCTTGTCGATTCCATCGGACATGGCTTCAGTTTCGGCCTCATCATTCTGCTGCTGTAACTTTACTAATTCTTCCCCAAGTTTAGTTTTAGTCTGTTTCTGCTTTTCTGCCTCCTTATCAGGATTAGAGGCCGAAGACTCTTTCTCGCCATCCAATTTGGTCTTGTCAAATTCTTTTTTAGCCACATCAAGCGATTCTTTCAATGCCTTGGCTTTGGCCTCATAATCCTCCTTGGTCAGGTCGTTGGTTGTATCGGAAAGGAAATCATTGTAGTCTTTCAATGCTTCCTCATAGTTTTTTCGGGCGGATGCAGCCCAATCGGCACTCGATTCCTTCGGCAGGTTGCGTCGGTTTTGTTCTGAGCGGAGTTTGTTCAGTTGGTATTGCAATTCATCGCGGCTGTAGGTCCCCGTAAGAGACGTATCCCCATTGACTATTGTCCCGTAATTCTTCTGCGATGTAGTCATTCGGGCCAACAGATTCTCACGCTGCTTGATTTGTGCTTCCAGTGTTTCATTGCTCACTCCGGTCAAATTCTCAAAGTAGGTATTCACTTGCTCTTTTCGAATTTGTTCAGAGAGACCTTTCCGCTTGGTGTATAGGTTTTTCAGTTCTGCTTCCTGCTGATCATTCAATCCTCCGGATTTTATAGTATAGGAACCGAATGTAGACGATACTGTTTTATATTCCACATCGGCTTTCTGTCGCTCGAGCTCTTTAATTCGAGCCTCTACCCCCGTTAATTCGTTGGCCGGATTCGTGATTGAACGGTCAGCTTCCAGTTCGGCGATTTCATTTTTGATTTGCTTGATATTCTTTAATTTCTCATACTCGGTATCATATTTAGCGAATATATCGGGATATTTTTGTTCCAGTCTATTCAGTGCCTCTCTCCGGGTGTCGGTAGCCAGACTCTCGTCCCCGGCCACATTGCAAAGTTCTTCCAGTCTGCGCAGATGTTCCTTCTCGGCCTCGATGGTCTTCTGCTTGGCGGTCTGGTATTCCTCTTCTGCCTCTTTTAGAAGCTCGGCCTCGGTTTTCATGGAAATCATCATGGCAACGACTCCCGCAATAGCCGTTGCTAATAGGACATAGGGGTTGGAAAGCATCGTTTTATTGAGGAGCTTTTGTGCCTTTTCAACAACAACCAACCAGCCATAATGAATAGCCTCGGCCGTTGTCAAAGCCCCGATTCCCGCCGCTTGTAATGAGTGGGCAGCGGCAACCGCCATACAAGCCGTTCGATATACACCGTAAGTTCCTACCAATCCAAGGAGAACACGACCTACCTGCTCATAATTTTCAACAAGATAAGCAACTGAATCAAGCGCCCCATTGATGATACCCTCGGACTGTTGCCCGATTTTGTTGAACATCATGCTGATGCTATCCTCGATGTTGCTGATGCGCCCGGTAATGGTCTTGCTCTGCTCTTCCATGAGATTGTAAAACATACCGCCCTCGTTTGTAAGATTTTGAAGAGCCTGTTGCACTTCGGGAAAGCCGACTTTACCGGCCTCTACCATCTCGCGCACCTGACTCTCTGCTACCCCAAGGACACTGGCCAATTCACGTCCCAAAGGAATACCTCTACCGACAAACTGATTGTAGTCCTGTGTGTACAGACGTCCCTGTGTCATGGTGGTACCATACAGATAGACAAGGTCACTCAACGGCTGATTAAGTCCTGCTGATATATTACCGAGACGGATAAGGTCATCATTCACATTATCTACATTTTCACCATAGGCCAGTAGCTGCTTGGCTCCATTGGCAACACTTTGAAGATCGAATGGTGTCGTGGCCGCCGTTCGAATAAGCTGCTGCATCAAGGCATCAGATTTCTCTTCGCTACCAAGCATGGTATTGAAGGAGACCTCGAGCTGCTGGAACTCACCTCTCACCTTGACGATATTGCTCACCAGCTCTTTGACGGCAAATGCTCCGGCAATTTTTGACACGGTACTACGGACTGAATCGGATTGCCGATTCAAACGCTCCATTTCCGATGTCGCACCGGAGGTTTTTCCTTTCAGCTCGTCCACCTTGCGGCCTGCCTTGTCGAGACCACCCGACAGGCGATCTTTCATAATAATCTCTATCTCTACCGGTTTTGCCATGTTATCCTATCGCTTCAAGTTGCTTTGAAAAAATCCTACGATGTCGGCAGCCTCGTCCTCCGCACTCTTCTCCTCCTGCCTTTTGCGGATATAGCGTGGGGCGTCGGCCAGCATCATGATCAAGGTTTGGAAGTTGACACCTTCCAGTATGTACTTTACACTCCAGCCGGTGGCGTCGGCCACCTGCCAAATGAAACCGAAGGGGCTATGGGAGGGCTCGAATACCGTCTTTAACTCCCCTTTCTTGGGCGGCTCAGTCTCAGCTTCATCGGGTTCGTCCGCTCGACTGATCTGATAATATTCATAAAAGGGTCGGTGCCCAGCAGGAAGATGAAGTTGCGCATGGCGGCCATCAGGAAAGGCAGCTCCATAAAGTTGCGCACCCACCAGGCAGTAACCCCAACGAGCAGGTGGCGACTCCACCAACCGCGGCACAGGGTGAGGGCAATCATGCGGCTCACCTGTTTGCCGTGAGCGGCGATGAAGGCCATCTCTTCCTCTTTGGAGAAGGCTTCGATTTGAGCCACCGTGACACCGAGCGACAGATACTCCCGGGCCAGCCTCATAAGGCCGCCCAAGCGGGGGCGGCGCATGACGACCCGCAGGCGCAGGGGCTTGCAGAACGGGAGGCGGATATCCTTCAAGGGGACGGACACGCCCCGGTCCAATAGGGCGGCCGCCCCCTCGCGCTGTATGAGGCGTGCGACTTTCTCGTCCATACGTTATTCCGATGGAGTGTCGTTGATTTCGTAAGGAGCGGTGTCCGCTTCCTCCGGCTTGTTCACTTTCAGCTGGCACTCTATCTTGGAAACCTCGGTCAGCGTCAGCTTGCCGCCCAAGTTGGCCATAATGGTACCGTTGGGAATCTTCATCGTCTGGCCGCTCACGAACTGGATTTCCCACGGGCCGCGAAGCTCTACCAAGTCGGTGGGAGCTTTCCAGCCGGTGTACGACCCGGTGCTGCCTACCAGCGTGCCACCCAGCACGGCCTGTATGTTTTCATAATCCAGTTGAATGAGGTTGAACGTGGGAGCGATGGTTGCATTCTTGTTGGCCAACGTAAACACGGGGGCATCGGTCACCTGTTCGGCTTCAATGTCGGTACTTTCGGCCTTTGTGCCGCCCCAATCCCAACTACCTTTTTCGATGTAGCCGATTTCCTTTTGATTAAACTTTACAACGGCTATGCCGTAGATGAATTTCTTAGTTGCCATTTTTCAGTCTGTTTTTGATGATTATTGTTGCTAAAATCGTTATCGCTATTCCGATGCCGAACCCTGCGAAAAAGGTTCTAACGGGGTTTGAATGCCGTTTTGTTTCCGCTTCGTACAGTCCGGTCAGGTATTCGTAGCGCTCGCGCCACGCCGACGAAGATCTCTCGTAATACTCGCACTGTCGTTGCAAGCTGTCGCAAGAGGCATATACCACGATGGTCGTGGATTCCTTCCCCTTGCCGATGTCGAGACGGGCCTGTCCGCTTTTGGCGTGAAACGACGAGCCCTCCGGCAGTTTAAGGAGGCTGTCCATCGGTATCTCCATCTTCACCTCCGACATCGGTACCGTTTCCGTCCGTACCCGGCGAACTTCTTGCACGAGGCTGTCTCTGTGATCCATCTCCACCACCTGCACCTTTTGTGTTGCTTTTCGGAAGGTCGCGCAACTTGAAAAGAACAGGGCAATCGACACTAAACCTACAACTGTTAGCCGACTCGACAGCCTTGCGTAGGCGTGCCATTTCCCGTTTGGTTGCTCCAAATTCCCGCTTGGTTTCACCAAATTCTTCTTTAGTGGAACGGAGTTCTTCGCGTGTTTCACTTAACTCCTTTTTTAAGGGTTCGACAATGTTTTCAATCAATATACGGGTAGCACGTTCAGCGTTGTCGATGCGCACGGTTTCGGCTTCGGCCTTTGCTTTCTCGGCATCAGCCTTTGCCTTTTCGGCCTCGGCATTGGCCTTACGCACGGTAGCTCGCAAAGTGACAATGCCTACCAGCGAGGCCAGCAGGCCACCGCCCAATATGAAATTGAGAATCTCGCTGAACTCCATAACTCGCAATTATTGACAGATACCAATCTCTTCCAGCCACTCCGTTACGTCGAACGAGGGGCAGGCTTTGGCGGCCAGCTCATTGTGGCCGACAATCTTCACACCCGGGAAGCGGCGGTGGAAGTCCTTCACATAAGTCTCCATCGCTTCGAGTTGCCGGGGGGTGCGGGTGTCCTTGGGAGTCTTGCCGTCGGTATCCAAGCCGCCGACGTACACAATGTGCCGGGCTGTCGTGTTGTACCCTTTTGCCCCATTGGTGATCTCCCAGGGATCGACCTGCGCATCCTCGTTGTTATTGACCAGACGCTCCACGCTTCCATCGAGGTGAATCATGTCGGTATAGCCCACCTGCTTCCAGCCTCGCCCGGCAGGGGGTGCCGAGGTGTGCCACCGGCGAATTTCGTCGGAGGTCACCTCGCGCCCCTCGGGGGTAGCGGTACAGTGTATGACCAGTCTCTGCAATTTCCCCATGGGTTAAACTCCTTGATTGGCTTGCGAGATGGTTATCTTCGCGGTTTTCGATTCGTCCGAGTTCAAGGTGATGGTCAGCGTTCCGCTTTTCGCATTACCCGTGTCGTTGGCCTCCGCCGAAATGGACACGCCGGTCTCGGTCTCCTCGACCTCAAATCCGGCCGGGGCCGCTCCTACGGTATATTCACCGCTGGCCGTCACGGTCACAGCCTTGCTCCCGCCTTCGGCCGGGATCGTCACCGTAGTCGGGTCGGCCGAGATGGTCTTGGCGGCCGGCTTGAATACGGGAGTGTCGCGGCTGTCGAGCACCACGGTCTCCTCTCCGAAAGCGATGTTGGTGTCGACCTTCATCAGCATCTTGAAGAAGTACAACTCGCTGGCATTGGAAATCTTGTCTATCTGAATGACATTCTCGTCGTCTTGCAGATTGACGGCGGCGAACAGGTTTCCGTCTGCGCCCATCGAACACAACGTGGCCACGATCAGATCGTCGGGCCATGCAGCCAAAGTCTCGATGGCGATACCCTTGTAACGTCTGGCATTGACGTCCGTCTCGCTGGCGTTTTTGGCCTCTCGTTCCGTCAACTCGTCATCGTACTTGTCGAAATCATCGATACTCATGATGATACGCAGGTTCGGGTTGTTGCGGATTGCTTTGGGGATAGCGCTCCGAACGGCTTTCAACTTGCCGAGCATGGTCGTTTCCTCGCTGTCCACGATGATGAGTTCCGTATCTTTGGCCATTTGGGTGAGGATACCGTTAAACAGATGGTCATCATCGTCGCCGTATTCGCCGTTGATGTAATGGTCACCTAATTCGAACTGTACCTGTTTGGCCAGTTCAGCCAACAGTGCATTCTGGGCTTCGGGTGGTAGCTCTGCGAACACGAGGTTGCCTTTCGGCTGCCACTTGCGCCAGATTTGCTCGAAGGCACGGGGATTGAACACGGTGAAGGCCATGAAATCCTTCGGATCGAGGCTCTTTTCGTTATAATTGAAATTGCCCTTCGAATCTTCCACACCGGGATTTTCCTTGCGTTTTTGGAGCATCTTCCCGCTTTTCAGACGGGGCAGGCTGATTTTCTTCTCCACACCGGGAATGACCATGATCAGGCCTTTCTCCACGATTTCGTTGCCGGTGGCGGCGAGGGTCAGCAGCTGCTCCAGCACCTCGCCGTTGTAATTGGTGTTTTTTACTACTATCGCCATCGTTATTGTTTATTAAGTTTGTTGTTGATTTCCTTCATTCGCTTGCTCCACGGGCTCTCGTCTCCCGGGTCCACTTTCAGATCCTCCATGACCTTTCGTTTCGGAGTGAGCGCTTTTAATGCCTTTTCCCCCTCTTCCGGGTTTGACTTCAAAATGTTCTCATAAACCGAACGAGTAGCGGCATTGATGCGCCCGTCCGCCTCGGCGGCGTCGAGCAAAGCCTTGCGGGTGGCCTCCTTGTCGGCGGCCTCTTTGTCCTCAAACGCTTTCAACCGGGCTTTCAGATCGGTGTTTTCCTCTTCAAGACCGGATACCCGGCCCGCTTCCTTGGCGTAGGCCTGAGCCTGCGCGATTACTTCCTCCTCGCTCTTGCAATTGGCAAACGAGGGGTGTTTTCGAATTTCCTCCAAATTCATTTTGCTTTTGTTTTTTGGCTCTGCGAGCCGGTTATTGAATAAAGTGTATATCTGTTCCGGGGTGCTGCCCGCCGGAACCGGTTCAGCGTCATAGACGCCGTCGATAAAGCCGAGCCGGAGCGCATCGTCCGCCGTCAGCCAGTGGTCCTCGCCATCGAAAAACCGAGTTTTGACCTCCTCTTTCGTCATGCCGAGTCGGGCAGCGTATATATCCCCGAGGCTGTCCTCGAGGCTCTCTATCTCTTCGATGCACTTCTGCATATCCTTTTTGTTGCCGTAGCAGCCTCCGCTCACGCTGTGCAACATCAGCCTCGCGTACTTGCTCATCTCCACCGGCTTGCCGCATAGGGCTATCACACTGGCCATACTTGCCGCAATGCCGTCCACATAGATGTGCACATCGGCCTTGCTGTTCTTGATGGCGTTGTAAATGGCGATGCCGCAATAGACTTCACCGCCGTTGCTGTTGATGCGGATATTGACCCGGCGGCCCGCCTTCTCGGCTTCCAGCAGTTCCCGGGCCACCCGCCCGCTCTGCACCTCGTAAGAATCCCCGATTTCGCCATAGAGGAAGATCGTGCTCGCTCCCTCTGCGTCGGTCTGTATGTTGAAAAATCTGCTCATTGTCCTTTGTTTTTTGGCGCATGGACGCGCCGGTTCACAACGCAAAAATGCGACAAAACAACAGCCTATAAAAATTACATTTTTATCGTGTAACGCTATGACGTCATGGTGTTTTCACAAGTTCCCATCGTGCGGGAAGGTTTTTATTTCGCGGGAATTTTAGGGCATTTTTGCAGTGTAATCACAAGCAGTAACGCATTATGGCAGATTTGACAAATGCCCAAAAGAAAGAGTGGGCAAAGACTTTATACCTGCGGGAAAACCTCACGCAGCAGGAAATCGCGGAGCGTGTGGGTGTATCCCGCGTGACTGTTTCCAACTGGGTGCGTGCCGGAAAATGGGAGGAGCAGAAGGCCGGGCTGACCCTTACCCGGCAGGAACAGGTAGCAAACCTCTACCGGCAGGTGGCCGAAATCAACCGGGTCATCTCGACCAGGGCGGAGGGGGAGCGCTTCCCCAATTCCAAGGAGGCCGACATTCTCGGCAAGCTGTCGGCCGCCATCCGGAACATGGAGCAGGAAGTGGGCATTGCCGACATCATCAGCGTGCTCATCGGCTTCATCGAGTGGCTGCGGCCCCTCGACCTCGACAAGGCCAAAGAACTGACGAGGCTGGCCGACGCCTACATCAAAGACAAACTATAAACGACCATTCATGAAGCAGATTGACAGAACAGCCCTCCTCGATTGGGAAAAACTCAAGGAGGATATCGCAAGAGCCACGCCGGTGGACCGTTCCCTGTCCGCCGCCGACCGAGAGAAGCATCGCCGGTGCCTCGAAAGGCACCCGGTGGAGTGGATCAAGTTCTTTTTCCCGAACTACGCCAAGTATGAGTTCGCCGACTTCCAGAAGCGGGCCATACAGCGCATCATCGCGCACGACGAATGGTTCGAAGTACTTTCGTGGAGCCGTGAGCTGGCCAAGTCCACCGTCACCATGTTTATCGTCATGTATGTCACGCTCACCGGGCGGAAGAAGAATGTCATCATGACCTCCAACAGCAAAGACAACGCCGTCAGGCTGCTGGCTCCCTACCGGGCCAACTTGGAGGCCAACGGCCGCATACAGGCCTATTACGGCAAACAGGAGACGCCCGGCTCGTGGACAGAGGACGAGTTTGTCACCAAAGGGGGCGTGGCGTTCCGGGCGCTCGGCGCCGGACAGTCGCCGCGTGGCTCGCGCAACGAGGCCATTCGCCCGGACGTGCTGCTCGTGGACGATTTCGACACCGACGAGGACACCAAGAACCCGGACACGATTCAAAAGCGGTGGGACTGGTGGGAGAACGCCCTCTATCCGACCCGCTCGATTTCGGAGCCGACCCTTATCATTTTCTGCGGCAACATCATCGCCAAGGATTGCTGCGTGGTGCGGGCCGGAAACATGGCCGACCACTGGGACATCGTGAACATTCGAGACCGGAACGGCCGTTCCTCTTGGCCGGAGAAGAACTCGGAGGAGTTTATTGACCGTACCCTATCCAAAATATCCACCAAGGCGGCGCAGGGGGAGTACTTCAACAACCCCATTTCCGTCGGCGAGGTGTTCGAGACCATCTCCTACGGCAAGGTGCCACCCCTGTCGAAGTTTAAGTTTCTGGTCGCATATGGCGACCCGGCGCCGGGCGAGGGCAAGGGCAAGAAAGGCAAGTCCTTCAAGACGGTCTCGCTGCTCGGCAAGCTCGGCGGCCGCCTCTATGTCATCAAGACCTTCCTCGCCCAAGCCCTGAACGCCGAATTCATCGGGTGGTATGTCAAGATGTTGGAGTTCGTCGGCGGGAAAGCTCCCGTCTATTGCTACATGGAGAACAACAAACTGCAAGACCCTTTCTTCCAGCAGGTATTTAAACCGCTCGTGGCCAAAGTCAGGCGGGAGCAGCATGTGTCACTGTATATCCGTGGCGACGAGAAGAAGAAAACCGACAAGGGTACCCGTATCGAAGCCAACCTCGAGCCCTTGAACCGGGAAGGAAACCTCATTCTCAACGAGGCGGAGCGGGACAACCCCCACATGAAGGAGCTGGAGGACCAGTTCAAACTGTTCACCCTCTCCCTGCGCTATCCGGCGGACGGCCCCGACGCCGTGGAGGGAGGCAACCGCGTCATCGACGAGATCATGCACCGGGCGGAACCGCCGGTGGTCAAAACCCGGAGGGAGATGCGGAGCCGGAACAAACGAAGATTATAACCCTTTAACCCCTATACCTATGAGCCAATTTGTCGAACTGAGGGACTATGACGCGAGTATCCACCGCGACATTCTGGACGCCCTCGTGCGGGAGGACGAACCTCTCATCGAAATCTGCGAGGACAGGGCTGTCGCCGAGATGCGCTGCTACCTGTCGAAACGCTACGACTGCGACAAACTCTTCTCCGCCACCGGGGACGAGCGCAACCAGCTGGTGCTGATGATGGTCATCGACATCGCAGTCTATCACATTTTCTGCATTCACAACCCCCAGAAACTCTCACCCATGCGCAAGGACCGCTACGAGCGAGCCGTGGAGTGGATGAAGGCGGTGGCCGCCGAGGATATATCCATCGAGGGGGCGCCGCTTCTGCCAGAGGAGGAACGAGCCAAAAACACGAACTTCCGTATCGAGAGCAACCGAAAGAGGACAAATCACTGGTAATTACATAAGACTATGGCAAAGAAACAAAAACGGAACAAACAGGGAATCATCACCGTTGGGGGCAACCTGACGCTTCCCGGACAGAAAGGGCCGAATGTCATCGTGCTCACGCAACCCAAACGTTTCGGCATCGACATCGCCGACTATATGACGGCCGTCCGCGCCGCTGAGAACGTGGACTATTCAAGGCGTTACAGACTGTATGATCTGTATGCCGACATACTCATGGACACGCACCTCACCTGTGTAATCGAGAAGCGGAAGAACGCCGTGCTCTGCTCCAACATCGAGTTCAGGCGTGACGGTAAGCCCGACGACGCGGTAAACGAGCAGATTCGCTCCCCGTGGTTCAACCGGCTGGTCGGCGACATTATCGACGCCAAGTTCTGGGGCTTTTCCCTCTGCCAGTTCTACCGGGAGGGGGAATGGGTGGACTACGACTTGATTCCCCGCAAGCATGTGGACCCGGTCAGAAAGCTTATCCTCCGGCACCAGACGGACATCGTCGGCTTGCCGTGGGACAAATACTCCGACCTGCTTTTTATCGGCAGCCCCGACAATTTGGGGCTTTTGGCCAAGGCTGCACCGTGGGTTATCTACAAGCGAAATACCACGGGAGACTGGTCGCAGTTCTCCGAGCTCTTCGGCATGCCCATACAGGAGTATATCTACAACTCAGACGACGAACAGTCTCGCCAGCGGGCCATAGAGGACGCTGCAAATATCGGAAGTCTTGCACAGTTCTTCCACGACGAGGGCACCAAACTCAACTTTATAGAAGCGGGCAACAAGACCGGTTCGGCCGATGTGTACGAGCGACTCTGTGAACGGTGCAACAACGAGATTTCCAAGCTCGTCCTCGGCAACACGCTGACCACGGAATCGTCAAGTAACGGCACGCAGGCTCTCGGAACCGTTCATAAAAAGGTGGAGGACAAGGTAGCCGAGGCCGACAAACGTTATCTCCTCGACGTGCTCAACTACGACATGGCCGACATCTTCGCCCACATGGGCATCGACACCTCTGGGGGCGTTTTTTGCTTCCCGGAGAAGAAAGAGATAGACCCCGCCTCGAAGGTCAACATTCTCACGCAGATTGCCCGGCAGTTCAACCTGCCGATATCCGACGACTACCTCTATGAGGAGTTTGGCATCGAGAAGCCGGCCGACTACGAGCGGCAGAAAAGAGAACGGGAAGAGGAGCGGAAAAGGGAAGAGGCTGCCGCCAAACAGCTTCAACAGACGCAACAAAAACCGGCGGAGGAAGAAATAGAGGAGCCTGGCTCCGAGCCGGAGCCGAAGCCCGAACCTGTTCGCAAAAAATCATTCCGCGACCGGCTGGCCCGTTTTTTCGGAAAAGCCCCGTCGGACGGCGGGGCAGTTTTAGACTGGTAATCGATCACCTTTATGGAGCGAGGAAGGGCGATGTTTCCTCGGGCTTCGAGTTCTCCGGCGAGGTGCTTCGCCGGGCCTTGCGGAACATTTACAGCGAGAACTTCCGCCCGGCGACTGACATCGAGATTAACCTGTTCGACGAGATCTGCAACAAGATAGACGAGGCTACCCAAAAGGGCTTCGACGAGTCCGGGGCTGTGGACCCTGACGACGACTTCCGTGCGGCCATCTTGCGGAACAACGAGGTGTTCGCGGCGTTCAAGGTGCACCGCATGCAGAACGACATGGCACGCCTGTTATTAGATTCGAACGGCAATTTAAAACCGTTCGAACAGTGGCAGAAAGAGGTGATGCCTATCGCCTCGCACCAGGTGGGCCATTGGCTGCGAACCGAATATGACACGGCGGTCTTGCGGGCTCATCAGGCGGCCGACTGGCAGCAGTTCGAGCGGGAGAAAGACGTATTACCGAATTTGAGGTGGATGCCCTCCACCTCGGTCAATCCCGGGAAAGACCACATGGTATTCTGGGGGACGGTTCGCCCCATCGACGACCCGTTCTGGAGCCAGCATCGGCCGGGTGACCGCTGGAACTGCAAGTGCGACCTCTCATCGACGGACGACCCGGTGACCGAAATCCCCGACTTCACGACAAACGACAACCCGCATCCCGGGCTGGACAACAATCCTGGAAAGGACGGCAAACTGTTTTCCGACACGCACCCGTATATAGCGAATGCCTATCCGGGGGCGAAAAAGGCCGTGAAAAAGCTAATGGGTGAATTAGATGCTGTCCGCGAGGCGGAGGAAAGCGTGCGGGATATTATCGAACAGATAGAAACCGGTTATACCCAAGGGCTCTCCGTTATGATAGGTAGTCTGTCGGCAGATATAAAGGAGTTCCTCCTTAAAGAGGGTATAGAGCTTCTGACGGACGAGGTGTACATGACCGATAAACAGATACAACATGCCTTGCGCACTGTAAAACAAAAAGCCGGGAAGAGTGTGACCGCAGAACAACTTGTAGCTTTCCCTTCGTTAATGGGAAGGTGCGAGGTCTATTGGGATAAACAGAAAAGGAACATACAGTTTATCACACGTCAAGGGAATGAGGTACAAAAATTTGTGGTGGAACTGAACTACCGAACCAAGATATGGGGCGTGAAGAAAACAGTGAACGCCTTTATCACGGCTGGAATAATAGAAGAAAGGAATTTGGGAATGCAAAACATCATAAAAATAAAATAGCCCTTAACGGGTAGGATTCGAACCTCCGATATAAGGGCTTTCGCGCTTCCGCCTCCCGTGGCGGCATCACTAAGGACTATTTATAGCACAAATATAGCAGTTAATTATTAAATAACAAATAGACAGGAAGAAAAATGACCGAAAATTTTATGGAGCGGGAGCGCAAGGCTCTGGAAAATCTCATGCGCCGGGAGATGCCGGTCATCGCCGGGCGAATGGCCCAAGAACACTTTCAAAACAACTTCCGGCAAGGTGGGTTCGTCAACGGGGGGCTGCACCCGTGGCCGAAGGCCAAGCGGCTCTCCTCCGGAAGAACCGACGCAGCCGGTAACTACGGCACGCTGCTTTCCGAGCGGAAAGTCCTATTTAAATCCATCAAATACATACCGACGGACTATCGGGTGAAAATATCGAACGATGTGGTCTATGCCCCCATTCACAACTGGGGAGGAACGGTCGCCGTAACCGTTACCGATCGCATGAGGCGGTTTGCGTGGGCCAAGTACCGCGAAGCCTCGGGCAAACCCTCAAAAAGCGCGGGGAAAAAGGGACGAAAAAAAGCGGCAGGCAAGCAAACTCTCAACCAGCAGGCACAGATGTGGAAGGGACTCGCCCTCACCAAGAAAAAGAAACTGAACATACGCATACCCCAGCGGCAGTTTCTCGGGGAGAGCGAAGAACTCAACGAGAAAATAGAAAAGAAAATGGCCGAAAAAATCACCAACATTTTTAATTCATAAAGTCATGGAAGAAATCTTTATCGCCATCATGGAGCAAATCGCCCGTGAAATGCCGGAACTCTCGCTTATCGACGAGGACTACGGCCAGTTGGAAATGGGAGCGGAAGAGGACCACTACCCGATCACCTTTCCCTGTGTCTTAATCGGCAACACCGATTCGAACTGGCACGACCTCGGCTACGGGGCACAGAACAGCGAATCGTTCATCACCGTGCGCCTGGCTATCGACTGCTATCACGACACCAGCTATGCCTCGGGTACCTACGACAAAGTGCGTGAACGCCAACAAATGGCAAACAATCTGTACAAAGCCTTGCAGTGCTTGCAGTGTACGGAGAATGCCTCGCCGCTCGTGCGGGAGAAGAGCCGGGAGTACGCCCTGCCGGGCTATATCAAGGTATTCGAGACGACCTTCTCGTTCTCCCTGCACGACGAGTCGGCCATGGAGTCGTAACGCTGTAAAACACAAAAGGGGTGACCGCTCCAAACGGCCACCCCTTGCCTTGTCTCCGCCGGTATTACCGGAGTCCTTTCGCTCGCAGCATCTCGAGCAGGTCTCCCTCTTCCGGCATCATTTCCAATATCAGGCTGCACAGAGTGTGTATGCAGTCGTTATCGTTGTCCACCCGGTCCTTATCCAGCGCGCCGACGGCGTACGTCAGGTTGCGCACATGTTCCAGCCAGTCGGCGACCGGGAACATCGAGGGTATCTCCACCACGATTTTGTCTTTCTCGAACCGTACCATCGCTTAGCCCTCCTTCGTTTCGTTCGCGAATTCCAAAGCCAACTGACGGGTCTTCTTGGCCGTAGCCTCCGGGGTCAGGTTCGGGCGGCGTATGCCTTGTTTTCGGTTTTCGCTTCCGTGCGACGTCAATGCGGCCAACACAGCATATCCCGGGCGGCGGCCCATCAGCACCTCGTGTACATGATGTCGGCTCACGCCGAAGAACTCGGCCACCTCACGCTCGTCTTTCAACGTGACCCATTGGGGAAGCTCCGCGAAAAACGCCTTCAAAACCTCGTCCCGGTCTTTCGGTTGCAAACGGCGAGGGCGGTACACTCCTATGCGTTTCCCCGACAGCAGGCGCAGTATTGCCTCGTCCACCATGACGCTGAACTCGGGGCTGAGCCATTGCGCGAAACGTAAGGCGATGCGGTAGTCTTTGCACCATGTCCCTTGATTTTCGGGCCTTCCACCGTTTCTAATTTCTACTAAATCACTCGTTTCTCGTTTCTGAGAAACGGAAACTGCCTTAATGTAGCGTTTGGCCTCGTCAGTTCTTAGCCAGTTATCCGGCTTGGCTGATTTCCCAAACGGCTTTGCCATTTGTGTAAGATTGATACTTGCGTTTCCGCTGAGGATTTCTGCGGCAAAGCGACTTTGGTTCACTTCCACCATTTCAAGGCGCAGGGCCTTGTTCTCTTGATTCTTGTTCATAACTCTGTTATTTTTTGTGCTGTATGGACAGAAAAAAAAGACGGCGTCCACTTCCCGTCGCACTAAATCCTAACAGATGGACTTGCCTGCACCATTACAGCGCAGGCACGGGGTTGGATGCCGTCGTATCTTGCAAGGCATAAAAAATGCCCGTATGCGATGCATCGGACAGACTCGCTGTCCATCTGTTTAAAATTTAGTGCACCGCAAACATACGAATTATTTTTCAAAGACCATACATTTCAACAAAAAAAATAGCGATGCGCCACTTCCCGTCGCACTAAGCCATAACTACTGGACTTGCCAACGCCATTACAGCGCAGGCACGGGGGTTGGCACACCGCTATATCTTGAACAGTTCGAGCTGTGAGGCCGTCAGCCGGGGGACTTTCACCTTGGGCAGGGGCTTGAAATCCTTGTCGGTTCCCTCGCGGGACTTGCGCCGGATAATGGCCATGATACGCTCCTCGGAGATAAAGAACTCGCGTTCCGACAGAATGCGCAGCGCATCGTCGAACCGCAACCGTTGCACCTCGGTCCAGTAATAGTAACGCCGGCACAGTGCCTCGTCCCTAAGCCTTATGAGTTCTTTGTCTCGTCCCTTGCCCATATATGCAAATATAATTGATTTTCACCTGTTTTATATAAAGGAAGTGCCGATTTTTTTACATTCCGGCACTTCCTGTTTAAGCGGTCAACGAATATCGCTTAATTCTTTGGTCTCATAGCCTTGAACCTACGATTCCGTCATACCCAGCGGAACCGACCGCCATGTGCCATTCTCGTCTTTCACCTCGGCACGTATAAACTGCTTGCTCACGGCAGGCTGGTATGCCTCCTCGATGATCTGCACACCTTCGAGGAACCGGGCATTGCCTGTGTCCATCGCAATTTTGCGCAACTGCACGATGCGGCTGGCTTTCAAGGTACCTTTGGCATCTCGGCTGAGCAGTTTCAGCACCATCGACACCAAAGCGCGGCTTTCGTTATCCTGAGCAAGACCCTCGATGTACTCTTTGACGATTGAAATTCCTTCCTCGACGGTATCCCGATAGCCGTCTGTCACATACACCCCCAGGGTGATGCGCTTGTCTCCGGCACTGTTGGTAAAGGTGTGGCTGCGCTGGTCGTCACGCACTTTGGTCTTGAACAGCTCCGATTTCATCTCCAGTATGGTTTTGAAATTGTCCATCACCTGCTGCTTGCAAGCCTTTATTTCTTCACTGATGGCAAGCAACGAAGGGATAGAGTGCTCAATCTCTTCATCGACGAGTTGTCTGTACCTCTCCCGGTCGGCCTTGGCCTTCTCCTCGGCTGCTTTTCTCGCTTTCTCACGCTGGTAGGCTTCAAATTCGGCCCGTTCTTCCGGCGTCATGATTACTGTTTGTTGGTTGTTTCCTTCCATGATTTTAATTGTTTTAGGGGTTAATCACTGATAATCTTGTCATTCTCCAATAGGGCCTTGAACGCCCTGTCTCGAGCCGCCTTGGTCTCATACTTGGCGAGGGTCTCCCAACCGCCGTTGGTTCCTGTGCTGACTTTGATTCGCGGTTGCGGATAGTCGTCTTTGCGTATAATGGTGAGGCCGGCCGCCTTCACTTTGTTCTGGTCGTCCAGGGTCATACATCGTCCTCCTCGTAATTTTGCATTTCCGCTTCTTGAAGGACCAATGCCGCTTCATACTGTTCGTAGGTCCATTCATTGATGTCACTGTAAAACTCTTCTCGCTCTTCGGCCGACATCCACGTTGCTGCATCGAGCAGTTGGATTTTAATCCTGTCAAGAAATTTTCGTGTTTCTGCTTTCATATCTGTTAGTTTTTAGGGGCATTGGGATCTATGACTACATAGGCTACCTGTGCCGGTTTCACATTTTGTTCATTCAGTTTCAGCCCTCCTTTTCGCTTGATGGTGCGCAGTTTTACGGCCAGCTGTTCCAGCCCTTCGACATCGATTTGGACAAAAGGCTTGCCGGCAATGCGGGGGTGTCGGCAGAAATCGTTGACCCGTGCCCAGTCGGTTGTATCGACTCCCAACTGCTGCATCAGTTTCAGGCATGTGCTACGGCGCGAGCGCAACTCCTCGCGCAGTTTCTTGCGCCATTCGTCCTGTCCGGTCAATCGCTCCAACGCCTCGCAGCAGGCGTTGTATTCGTCACGGGTCATCTCGCGCAGGCTCTCGGTGCGGTTCCAGGTGTATTGCCGCACGATTGCTCGCTTGAACTCTTCCCGGTCACCATAGTATGGCACCTTGTTGAACAAGGCATAGAACCGGGCGAAATTGGTTACCTCTTGTTTCATAGCACGCTTTTATCACGTTCGAACAACACTTTAATGCCGCACGAGGAGGCCACGTCGAGCTCGAGCTTGGCTCCCTTCGACAACTCCCACCCTTGCAGCATATAGATATAATCACAGTCGAGCAGCAGACCGATGTCGGCCCGCATGTGCTCGCGCCAATGCGCCTCGTCGGGCAGCCCGTTCTTGAATGGGTTCACAGGCTCGTAGCCTTTCAGAGCCAAATAACGCTCGGCCCGGTCAAAAGCCTGTCGGCGTTCTTCCAAATCATAGTGGGCGATCGCCCCGCTGATGTACACTTTTTCTTTTTCCATGATCATACTATTTCAAATTGTATTACAAAATCATATTCTCTCCGAAGACGGCGAACCTGTGCGATATGGTTCGGATTGCTGCCGTAGGGCAGGTAAATACAGCGCCCCCTTGTGTTGACCCTTACGCCCTTCTTACGGAGGTTATAAATCAGGTTCTTCCTGCGCATATTCTTTTTCTCCATCTTCCATCCATGTTTTTGCGGCCCCTTCTTCCCATATCACATAAGGTTCTCCAGGCTGCTCCATAAATCGACTTTTGCACCATGCTTTGAATCCGCTAACCATGATTTTCACATCGGCGTCATACTCCACCTTTCGGGCTGTTCTGCCGGCCGGGTGCATTCCCTCGGCATGGCTGATGAAGATGAAAAGTTTGCGGGGGTGCTTTTCCTTCAACTCCTTATAGGCCGGGTAGGTTAAGCCACTATACTGGAAGCTGTCGATAATCACTACCTTGGGACTCCCTCGACGATTCAACCGTTCCTCCAGCTGCTCGATCGGCTCCCGATCGAGGATAACCAGCCGCTTGCGAACCTCTTCCATTCGATGACGTTTCAGGGACATTTGAAAGGACAACCCTGTACTCTCCTCCAAGCTGTCGTAAATTACCTTGTCGAACGAGCAGAGGTATTTGGCCAGTTGCATCACAAACGAGCTCTTCCCATTGCCGCTGGCTCCCCAGATGATCCACACCCCGCTCTTGGCCGGTCGACCGATAGAGACGAGCCACGGTCCGGAGAACTCATAGCGAGGTATCTTCATGTTAAGCACCTCCTTGGGGCTGTATGCTCGTTTCAATCGCATGTCCTTACCTTTTTAGAATTTTCATAGCACCAACCTATCAGGCGGTTAAATGGAAGCGCGATACCATGTATAGCACCGAACACGCCGAAATCGCCGGTTCCATCAACCTCTCCATCTGAATAGCCGCTATACACCTGCCAATTGTCGAACACAAACAATGCCCTACGATTTTTGTCTATCTTACATAATTCATCGGGGGATTTCAGTATTCTTTTTCGCCCATCTGCGAATATTGCTTTTATTTTCATTACACTGTCCTCCTTAATTTCTCGATTTCGGTATATACCCGGCGCAGCCCGCCGCCGGTAGCATTCACAATCCGGGCGATGTCCGAACCCTCCGGGGCGTTCACTTTGGCCACGATGGCAGCCTGGGCCAGCAGGAATTTCTCGCGCTCTTTGGCGTCGTCGGGGGTCACCTTGCTGTATGTGTCGCCATATCGGCTCAACATCTCGGTGTAGCCCACCTTCTTGCCCTCGATGGCCCGGTTTATCTTCTCTTTCAACCCGTCGGCACCCATCATATACCAGGCACAGCAGCGCTCGGTGGCGTTCCACAGGGCCTTCAATTCGAGGAAGGCTTCGTATTGCAAATCTCCGGCTTCGTCCAGCACGATAAGCGGAGTGTCTATCGTGCGCAGGTAAGCCACCAAATCCTCATAGACGTCGCCATATCGTCCGTTACTGCTCACGCCGAACTCTTTGGCGATATACCGTATCAGTTTGAGTTTCGTCTTCACTTGCGAGCAATCTACATACACGGCATTTCTGTGCTGTTTTACATAGGCTTTGGCCGTGAAGGTCTTGCCAATGTTCGGCATGTCGCACAATATGGCACTCAGTCCGCTCTCCTGGCACACCTCCAACTGTTTGTTGATGAACACATAGGTGGGTGTTTTGGCCGCTGTCCATGACATCTCGGCCCGCAACTGCACCCCCAGCCTCCGGGCGATGCCCACCCAGTTGGCGTCGCTCACCTGCTTTTCATAATTCCCCCTCTTAATAGAGTTGTACACACTGGGGGAGATTCCCAACGCCGTCGCATGACGGCTGTCGCTTGGATAGTTCTCCCGGTCGGCGGCGATAGCCCCCGCAATCCGTTGTTTCAAATCGTTCGTTATTTCCATTTTGAATGCTGTTTGAATGCTGTTCTACTATTGTTAAACCCGAGCTATGGCTTCGGCTTCAAATTGTTTCGTGTCCAGGTAGGTCGAGTAATCCTCGGCGTCAGCTTGCGGCTGAATCTCTACCGCCTCGGCCTGCACATCGTTGATGGCTCGGGTTTGTTCTTTACTCAGAATACCGACACGCCCGATTTTTCCATCCTTGACCATCTTGTCGAATTTGGCCACATATTTGGCCTGATCGATGTAGGCTTCGCGGTCGGCATCGGTCTGCTCGGCCGTGTTCTCGTTGTATCGCGGGGCCGGTTTGCAGGTAGCGATAAACCTGCCGTTCTGGTAGATGTACACCTCGCCGATGTTCCCGTCGTGGTCGGGCAGATAATAGGCATCGACCTTGTAATTGCGGGGCTCAAGTCGGGCAATGATTTCCGGGTCGGGAAGACGGTAGTCGTTGTATTGCACCTTGAGATAACTGTTGTTACGTATGGTTGTGCTGGTATGGAAGCCGATGTATCGGTAAAGCACGGCCTTGTCCCACGGGGCGAGGTCGGGGTTCTGTCGAGCACAAAGCACGTCCCATCGCGTCATGCCGGGGTATCTCTTCTGATTTGGGTGCAACTGGTTGTTATACTCGTTGATGGCTCGTATGTCGTCGGCCACCAGCTCGTCGTAGGTGTAAGTCTTCACCTTGTAAGTATTGTTATACTCGTCATAGACCTTCTCCTCTTTCGGACGATTAGCCTCAAGCCGGGCATACCAACGACCTATTCCTACCTGAAAGCGTTTCTCCACGCCATATTTCTTCGCACGGTTGAAGTGCTCTGCCCGTTTTTCACGCGAGTTGCCCGGGTTACACCAGCGAATCAAGGGGAATACCGAGCCCGCTTGCATCAGGCCGTCGGCAAAGTCCTTTACAAGGTGGTGTTCCACCTCCAACTCGGCCGGTATATACATGCCGTTACGGTCGAGGGTTTGGAACATGTTGCGCATACAGTCCAGGAACAAGTCGGCCGTTTTCAACCGGTTGTAGGCGTAGCCCACAACGGCACCGCTCACTACATCGTATGCGTAGTAGGCTTTCACCCGGTTACCATCTTTCATGGGGCGCGGCAGGTCTCGGTCGTCGAGCGAAATCTTGCTGAGCGACCATTCACCCCCATGACGCAAATGATAAGGACGGTGTGCGTTGTTGAAATCCCACTGGCTCATGTGTTGCTTTGCCCTCAACACCCTGTTCTTGGGGTTGGTCAGATAATTTGCTACTGTCTTTGGGCTTAACACGATGGGGTTCCCGTTCTTGTCCGTAAAGTCGGTCGGATCGAGTATCTCACCCGTTTCCGGGTCGAATAGTTCGAGCTCCCCGCCCAAGAACATATTGTATTGCTCCCACACCGTCGTGTTATAAGGCTGTTCCGGCTGGGCGTCTATCGCCATCAGAAGGCGTTCGATTCCGTATGTCACCTTACGCCTGTTCTGGTTCATGAATTTCCCGCTGATCAAGCTCTCGTAACCTTTCGCCTTGAAACTGTACACCCGATTTTTGAATCGGTTTGCACTCATGGGCAGCGTATGCCCGAACTCGGCTTGGTAGTAGCTTATGGCACCCGCCATCTCGCTCCAGTTCACCGGGCCCCCTTTCATGGCGCGGCGCATCAACACGGTATCGGCCATCAACTCCAGCACACTCTCTATCACCGAAGCATTCACCGTATATTCCTGAATGTGTTCGGGCGACAACATGTCGCCATTGTCGAATCGGAATTTCGTGTAGAATCCACGGGCTTTGGCATCGATGCGGAAATGGCTACCGAACCAGTTCCTGAGAATATCATCTTTCATGTCACCGTATTTAAGTTTTATCTTTTCCTGGAAACGAAGGGGAAGGGTGGAGACCTCTATCAGGGCATAATTGCCAAGGCCTTTCCCTTGACGAACCACATTGATTTGTCCTCGCGCAGCCAGCTGCTTGTAATTGGACTCCGACATAATGGGGGCAAGTTCCTCCTCGGAAAGCATCGACGGATGTATATCTCTCAAGGCTCTGCTCCTGCTGTAATCTGCCTCTCCGTTCACAATAACGGGGCGGTCATCATACGTCAGGTCACGATGGGAGATGCACAATATCTTTCCGTAATACTCCATGTCTCCTCCTTTTACAATACTGCAGCCATTTGCTCGACCTCGCTCTGCAACTGCATGAGGTCGCAGGTGTTCAGTTGCTCGTAATTCTCTTTGAGGCAGTCATCCACATATACAGAGACAAGCCCCGTCTCTCGGTATGCTACTATTTTTACCCGCGGCCCGAACCGTTGGGTCATTGTTTTTTCACCCTCCTCGTAAGAGGTCTCACACTTGGGCGCATATCCGTCGGTCAATTTGCCCCCGCGCTGCAAAGCGAGGTGACGAATCCGCCGGGCTTGGTCGCTGTTTCGCTGGAAAGTCAGTGCCTGCCATACCGCTTGTCGCGTACAACCGAATGCCTTCATCAGGAAGGTCTTGGTCTCATTGTCTGTCAAAATCTGCTTTCTCATTTTTTTATTCCTTTGATTTTGTTATATTTGCTGTTGTTTACACAATTTACTTATGCTCTATGAAACGGTCAGGTAAAAGTCCTAAGAAATGGAGGTTGAATTATGTGATTGCATACCTCGATTCCGAAAGGGCTGATCGGTATCGCCGGTTGGTCCTTGACACACTGGTCAGGGCCGCAACATTGCGTAGAATTGATTACGCGATAGACACCGAAGCCCCATTGTTCGACGAAGTTCACGATAAGCAGCATACTCCTTTTCAAGGGATTGTCGCCGACCTTGTCCGTTTTCGCTCTTCTTCGGAGTCTTTATCCTCCGTGAAGGAGTTTCGCTCGATAATCGACGGCCTGTTTCGCGACTATGACATCTTTTTTCAGGGTTCCCCATTCGAGGTTCAGAGCCAGCTCCAAAAATTCCTGAAAGAAGACCCTTTCCCGGAAGAGTTCTGTCGTCCGCTGGCTTATCCGTATGTGGAACTCCATAGCGGGAAAGAATCAACTCTTTGTATAACTGAGGAAGCTCTTCAAAAGATAATAGACGATACAGAGGATTCCTCAAAAAGTTCTCAGTGGCTTTCATAATCGACGGTCGTTAATAGGTTGGTTTTCTTGAGTCAAGATTTCGTGAAGGCGGGTACCCCTCTTCAATTCCTCGAACAGCACCTGCAGGGCTTCTTCACATGCACACGACAGACATTCAGTTACTCGAAATACGTCCGACTCATTTTGTTCATCTTCCGTCAGGTTGCTTTTAAGGAGTACAAGCATCTGGTCGGCTACATTCTGCGTGTGCGTCACGCTTCCAATCAAGGTCCGAATCTTTTGCTTGATCCTCGCCTCCATTTTCATTTTGTCTGTGGCTTTCATGCTCTTCTGTTTTTTAATTGTTAGAATTCGCGGTAGTCGGGGAGTCGAACCCCGACACAATCACCATGCTACCCCAGCGCGACTTTCCACGCGGTCAACCTTTGTCAATAAGTAACTTGAAACCCGTCCGTGCTGTCGTTTCTCTATTCTTTCCAGCTGTCACAGGTAATCCATATCCTGTCCGTGTCACATTTTCACAAAGGCTCTTTCAAAGAACTAAAATGGGTTGTGGTATCGACAGGAATCGAACCTGAACCTTGACCCTATACCATAGGTACCGATACCTTTAAGCGAGTTTTTGCCTCGACTGTCCTTCAATCTTCATATCGTTCCCCGTTATTGTCCAATCACAATCGTAGGGACAACTTTCCACATAGCACCTCACCAGATCATGCACACGGGCCAGAGAATGATTGTCAAAGCGCCAGTGGCAAACCCTTCCATCAGTAGCCGTTAGCTCCACAAACCACGTGCTTTCTTTCTTCTTATTCATACTCATTCTTTCTATAATTGATAATCTCGCGCCAATTTTGTATATTTGGCCGCGTGTTTACCACTTAAACACTTTGCAAATATAAACAATTTGAGTAAACAAACAAAACAAAATGAGAAATATTTCTCGTTTTGAATGCATTTAACAGGGAGATATGGAAAAAAGGGAGATGTTGCGATCTTTGATAAATTACTATGACAATGGTAATAAGTCAAAGTTTGCCAAGAGATTAGGTATAACCGCACAAGGCCTTAGTACATGGCTGAGCAGAAATTCTTTTGATATTGAAGTAATATTCTCAAAATGCGAAAATATATCAGCAGAATGGCTCCTGACCGGTCATGGGGATATGCTCAAATCTGTCACTGCTGCTCCTGTCGTCACTGACACACCTGTATCGGACGATAATATCGACCGGCCGAAAGCCCAGCCTCTGGCAGCAATATGGGAAAACACAAACATAAAACCTATTCCCTTGGTTACCGAAAAGGCTGCTGCCGGCTTTGGTAACGGCAATTTCTCGATTGAGGAGAAAGATGTGAAGGAATATTATGTTATTCCCAAATTCCGCTACTGCAAGGTGGATTTCATGATTGAGGTGTCCGGCCTCTCCATGTATCCGCATTTCATTCCCGGCGACGTGATAGCCTGTACGATTCTTACCGATCAAAAGTTCCTGCAGTGGAACAAGTGCCACGTCATCGCTACACGGGAGCAAGGCATTCTCGTAAAACGGCTTATGCCAAGTGAGCAAGAAGGTTTCCTCACAGCCGTATCCGACAATAAAGAATACCCGCCTTTCGACATTCCAGTCGATGAGATAACAGGCATTGCCCTTGTCGTTGGATCCGTAGGACTTGAATAA